ATAAATATAAGATTAATAATATAATTAATCTTATTTTACGTAATATTTATATCAAAGCAAATAAAAATTCAAAAGCCAATTATATAAATAGTGAATTAAGTGAATATATACTAAAAGCCGATGAAGGAAATAAAGATGACATTTCATTTAAAACTTTAAAGATGCAATCTAAAGATGTGATTGATTATGTTAGCCAATATCTTAAGAAAGAATGGAATCGCACGAAAAAGAATAAATGATATCCAACACTCACTAACGTGGGTGTTTTTAATTTGGAGTTGAATATATGAGAGTAATGGTAGTCGCCGACGGAACTTTAAAAGGCATTAGAAAAGTGAATAATGATTGTCACTTGATAGCAATGATTAAAAGATTAAAGAACAATGCTAACGTAAGCAAAGTATTAATTGATTATGATCCAGTTATTAAAGGTGATAAAGATTACGATATAGAAGTAGAGTTGATTACATGAAGAAATTCAAAAATGTGATTAACTCTATTTTTTATATACAAGCACATATGCATTTGGTGATTATGAAAGTGTTTAAAGTTAAGGAATTAAAATAAACGAACCTATTAGGATAAGAAGGTGATACATTGATATGGCTAGAGTAAATGCTAAAGATTGGATAACTGAAGAAGGACTAACGAAGATTGAAGGATGGGCTAGAGACGGTTTAACTAATGACCAAATAGCACATAATATAGGCTGTAATAGAGCTACTTTGTATTCATGGATTAAAAGGTATAGCGACATTGACAACGCCTTAAAAAGAGCAAAAGAAGTTGTTGACAGAGAAGTAGAAAGTCAATTGCATAAAAGAGCAATGGGTTATTACGTTGAAGAAGTAATTTATGAATATGGTGAAGAGGTAAAAAGAGTTAGAAAACATATTGCACCTGATGTTACTGCACAGATATTCTGGTTGAAGAATAGAAAGCCTTCTGAATGGCGTGATAAACGCGACGTTGAACACAGTGGAGAAATGACGACAAATGTTAATAACATGAATAATCTTAGTGAAGACGAATTACGTAAACTTGCTAAGTTAGATGGTGATTGATTTGAAATTAACAGACGAACAAAAGAAACTTATTGCCATTCAAGCAAAGAACGAATTATCAAGTCGTTACTTTAAAGACTATATCGTCACTGTACATCACGGAGCTTATAAACATTACAGACATACAGAATTGATTTGTGAAGCACTTCAACCGATAGCAGAAGGACAACAAAAATATATATTGATTGAGTTACCACCTCGACATGGTAAATCAATGACGGTGACTGAAACGTTCCCGTCTTTTTTTATTGGCAAAAATCCAGATAAGAGAGTTATCAGTTCAGCTTATTCTGATAACCTTGCTAGAAAGTTTGGACGATTAAACAGGAATAAGATAAAAGAATTTGGTAAACAAATATTCAACTTAGATATATCAGATGAAAAAAGTGCATCTAATAACTGGGGAATAGCTGGTAAACGTGGTGGAATGATTGCTACTGGTATTGGAGGTTCAATCACTGGTGAAGGTGCTGACTTATTAATTGTTGATGATCCAATTAAAAATAATGAAGAAGCACAATCAAATACAATACGAGAGAAGATATGGAGTGAGTGGGAATCAACATTGACTACTCGTCTTCATAAAGGTGCATCAGTAATCGTAGTAATGACACGTTGGCATGAAGATGATTTAATAGGGCGCTTGCTTGAAAGGTCACCCTATAATTGGCAACGTATAAGATTACCTGCTATTGCAGAAGATGATGACGATTTACTCGGTCGTGAATATGGTGAAGCTTTATCACCAGACTTGGGATATGACGAAGAGTGGGCAGAATTAAAGAAACAAGAAGTTGGTTCAAAGACATGGGCATCACTTTATCAACAAAGACCAGCACCAAGTGAAGGAAACATATTTAATCGTTCATGGTGGCAATTCTATGATAAGTTACCTTATCGATTTGATGAAATGGTTATCTCATGGGACTTAACATTTAAAGATGCCGAAACAAGTGACTACGTGGTGGGTCAAGTTTGGGGAAGAGTTAAGGCTGATAAATATTTAATAGATCAAGTTAGAGACAAGATGGACTTTCCTTCAACATTGACTGCTGTTAAAACGTTAGCACGTAAATATCCAAAAGCTAAAGCAATATTGATTGAGGATAAAGCAAACGGTCCAGCTGTTATTTCAACATTAAAAAGAGAAGTATCAGGCATTATTCCAGTTAATCCAGACGGTGGAAAGATTGTAAGAGCGCAAGCAGTTACACCGATGATTGAATCGGGGAATGTATTCTTACCAAGCAACAAACCATTCACTCATGATTTGATAGAAGAATGTGCAAGCTTTCCAAATGGTAAACATGATGATGCTGTCGATAGTATGACACAAGCATTAAATCGTATTGGTAATACAAAACAAGCATTCGTTTCGAATGTGAATATGTGGTAAGGAGGTAGACAATGGCAGAGTTAAAATCATTCACGCAAGAAGAAATCACTGAAACACACGGTGATATGTTTTTATATAGAGATTTATATGACGGTCGTCATTCAAAGTTGTTCGATAGAGCAAAAGCATTGATTGAACAGGGTGAAATAATCGACCGTATTGAATATGGTGATGTTAAAGCACAGAATGTTCAAACGCCATATATTGTAGTAAACATATCTAAAATGATTGTAGATATCCCTACACTGTTTATTACGAGGTCAATGGGTAAACTTCAAACAAACTATCCAATTAATGAGATAGAAGATGATGAAGACTTCAATACTGAAGATAATCATATCGAGGGAACTCAAGATGATTCATTAAACGGAGAACTATTTGACTTGCAGCAAGAAACGTTAGACCAAATAGAAGTAAACTCAAACTTTAATAAACATCACGGAATGAATATAAAGCAATGGCAAATAGACGGTGGCATTGTGGCAGTACCTGAAGTGATTAACGGACAAGTAAAGTTATCGTTTAAAGAACGTAATGTTTATTACGAACTTGAAGACGGTAAGACGTATCAACTTCGATATATAGTTGAACGTGGTGATGACAAGTATGTACATGTTCATGAAGAAGTTGAAGGAGAAGACGAGTTAACAGGCAGTCATACGGTTTATCATATGGATGACAACGGAGATTTACAGATTGTTGATGATGAAGAAATCATATTTGATATAACTAAACTTGAAAGAGACCAACGTAATTACGTTTTAAAAGGTCGTAAGCGTACGTTGTTTGTTTACCTACCTTACAGTCCAACGTTTATGAATCGATACGGTAGAAGTGTCCTAATGGGGCAAGAAGGTAAGCAAGACGAAGTGAACTGGACAATGACAAGAACAGCACAAATCTTCGAGCGTAATGGTAAGCCTAGAATATCAGTATCGAAAGAAGTAATGGATCGATTAATAGATGTATCTAGACAACGTTATGGTGTTGAAGATAAGTTTGATCATCGTGATTTAGAAGTTACAACAATTGATGAAGATGGACAATCATTACAAATACATCAAATTGATATCTCGAAGATTGGTGACATTACCTATGTGAAAGATGTTATCAAGATGATGTTAATGGAAACACAAACAAGTGAGAAGGCAATTGATTTCTTCACGTCGGAAGGAGCTCAAGCACAATCGGGTACAGCTAAGTTTTATGACTTATTCTTATCGATTATGAAAGCCGAACAAATGCGAGATGAATATATTGAGTTCATTCAACAAGGCGTTGAAAATTGTCTGTGGTTACTTAACTTAGATAACAAAGACCTCATTATTGAGAAACCAATCATTGTTCAAAAAGATATGATGCCAGTTACTTTAAAAGAAACTTCAACATTAAATAATCAAAGTTACGCAGCTGGAACGCAATCACTTGAACAGACAGTTCGTAACAACAATCCAGATAAGTCAGAAGAATGGATTATGGAAGAAGTAGAAAAGATTGAAGCTGAACGAACATCACAAGATAGCATGTCATTGTTAAGAGGTAACATGACAGGTTTAAACTTCAATGACAATAAAGAAGACGAGGAAGAAACTAATCCAGTTGATGAAGAATTAAAAGAAATGGAGTAGGTGATTAAATGAAGATTGAACAAATAAAGCCTACAGTTGAGTTTTTACAAAATGAAATACTAAAGTTAATTCAAGAAGTTGATTTATTAAGCGCTAGAGATAAACAGATTATGTTTAGAAACATTGAAAACTTAATTCAACAATTTGGTACAGATGTTTTTGAGTTTATTGAACCCGAACTTGCGAAGGTGTATGAATCGGAATTGAACATAGCAACTAAAGAATTAAGCAAGCAAGGTATACCGATATCAAACGAACTCAATTCACAAGTTCATAAAAGTGCGTTAGCAACAATCACAAGTGATACAATGCTAGATTTACAAGCAGCACTTAGACAAGCTTACTTCACTACTGTTTCGACAATTAATCAAACATTATTAGAAGTTCAATCAGACATTTCAAGAGGTATCTTATACGGTCAAAATCGTAGGAAGATAATTCAACGGGTGTCTGATTCTTTTGTTAAAGGTGGCATGAAATCATTTAGAACAATTGATAATAAGCTATTACCATTAGATTTCTATACAGAAACAGTCGTGAGAACAAAAATAAGTACTGCTAGAACGCACGCTCATGTTAATCATTACTTAGAGACTAGCAATGACTTAGTGTACGTTACAGGCAATTTAAACACATGTGGTGAATGTGCAAAATATCAAGACAGAGTGTTTTCAATAAGTGGTAAAGATACAAGATTCCCACAATTAGATGTTCGTGATGTTATTCCAGTACATCCAAACTGTAAATGTATGGTTAGACCTTTTGTTGCTGACTTCAAATCAGAAAGTGAAATTAATAAATACATTGCTAAAGGTAAAGACTTTAATCCTAATCTTGACCCTCGAACTAAAAAACAAAGAGAAAGTTATGAACACGATCAACAATTAAAGCGTAAAGCAAGACAAGAAATGAAAACATACAACAGTATTAAAGCAATATTAGGTAATGATGCTCCTAAGACATTGGGTGCTTATCGCAGAATGAAACGTTCTAATAGTACTGGTTATGTAAAGATGAAACAGAAGTTAAGAATTGCAAGACAAGAAATGAAAGGGTGAAGGATATGATTGAACAAACTAAAGATAAGATAATCATTGATAAGTGGGGAGAAGATGTACATTTCCTTAATGCTATTAAAACATTTATTGAGTTCTATCAAGATAATAAAGATAATTATTTAGATACTTGTGAGGTTGATGTAGTCCAATCAGATGATAAAGATAGATGCTTAGATAACCGAGCAGCATATAGACAACATGAATTAAGAATTAATATGACGTACAACGATATAAAACATAAGTTACAAGATAATGTATAAACAAGCCGACAGTCGTGAGATTGCCGGTAATTTTTATGCGTTTATCTAATCATAAGGAAGTGATCTAAACGTATCTCATAACGGTGGTATTCCGTTTGACCTGTTCGTAAGTCACTAAAAGACGATGTCGCAGGTACAAGCGTTATTGTACTAATCCAATCGGTGTCGGACATCGTTATCAAAACGTAAGGAGAGAATAAATATGAATAGAGAAACACTTAAAGCTTTACAATTATCCGATGAACAAATTGAAAAAGTAATGGCAGAAAACGGTAAGGATATTCAAGACATCAAGTCGCAATTGAGTGATAAAGAATCAGAAGTCAAAACTTTAGAAACTGAAAAAGAAACCTTATCTAAACAGATTACAACACTTGAAAAGAAAGCGAATGATTATGACAAACTTGAGGGAACTAATAAAGAACTTCAAGAACAAATCAAAGACTTTAAAGTCCAAGTAGCATCTAATGAATTGGATAAGAAAATCTTAAAGGAAGTATCTAAAGATGCGTATGATCCAGACGATGTATTTTTATTTATTGATAAAGACAAGTTTAATCGTGATGAAGAAAGTGGAGACATCACAAACTTTAATGAAGTCATGAATGAATTACGTGAGAATAAAGCCTACTTATTTAATTCTGATGGAGTTATCAGTGGTTCAAAAAATGAGACGTTAGAAAAGGATGAAGAAGTCATTTCGCATAATACAGATTACAAGTCTGGTGGACAAACTGGCAATGGTAAGCAAAAGGTTGACTATTCAAAGCGTGGTAGAGACTTAGCAAATGAATTATTTGGAAAACAAAAGGAGGAATAAAGAATGAGTTTAAAACCAAAGAAAGTTCAATTCGAAAATGAACAACCAGAATTTTTAAGAGATGCTAAAAATCTTGAGTGGACTGTTGGAAACATCACTTTAGATTCATCTAAATTAACAGAAGGTCAAGTTATCAAAGGTGGAACAGCAGTATTTAAAAATACTGAATCAGATTTATTTGAGTTAGTACAAGCTTCAACACCTGAGACAATGACTGCACCAGTGTTAACAGGACATGCAGTTAAAATTTATGATGTTCAAGTTAATGAACAAGTATCAGCTTTACGCAAAGCGTCTGTATACGAAGAACTATTAACAGGTGTAACAAACAATTTCAAAAAAGCTACTCAAGGACGCATTACATTCGACGTGTAATACGTCCTATTTAATTGCAAATAAAAGGAGGAAATATTAATGGTATTAATTACTGAACACGAAAATTTACAAACACCTACATTACAAGCATTTATTGAAAATGCTCCTGCTCAATCTTCAAGACGTTTATCAAATGCTTTTCCTACTGAACAAGTATTTGATATTAACGTAGCGTATAACGTTATTGATTCAACTGGAATCAAAGCAGGTTCTATTATTGGTTTTGATGCTGCTACACCATTACGTAAGAAAGGTGATATCCAACAAGTATTGGCTAAGCTTTCTAAAATCGCTCATGCCTACCACTACACAGAAGAAGAATTGTATCGCTACAAAAACTCACGTAACAGTGCTGAGCAAGATGCTTTAGTTCAAAATGCTTTATTATCAATCGCTGATTTATCTGAAGGTATTGAAGATACTAAAGAGTTAATCAGAGCAAACATGGTTTACCGTGGTGTGTTTGATTATGAAGATCCAAAATCAGAAGTGAAAATTCAATTTGATTTAGATTTACCAGATGAAGCTAAAACAACAGCAGGAGATTTCTCTCGTGCAGATGTTAATCCATTAGAAGTATTAATGAATGAAGTTGAAAAGTACAAAGAGCGTAACAATGGTCAAGCACCTGCTTATGTTGTTATGAATTCTAAAACATTAGCGAAGATTAAACGTAATCCTAATGTTGCTGCTGACTTATATGGTTCAGAGGCTGGAAACAAAATTGTTCGTCAATCTGATTTAGATACTTTATTCACAGATATTGGCTTACCTAAAGTTGAAATCGACGATGCTCAAACAATTATCGAAGGTATCACTGGAGATATTGTTAAGAAACATTTAGATGATGATGTAGTCGTATTACACGCTGCAAACTTAGGTAATACATTAAGTGGTCCAGCCGCTGATAACAACTTCGCAAACGGTAAGTATGTTGTTTCTGTTGTTTCTCAAGACCCAGTTGGAGAGAAAACAATTGTCGGAGAAGTAGCAATGCCTGTATTGAAAAATATCAAAGGTATTTCTATCATCACTGCTAACGAAACATCTGACGAAGAAGAAGTTCCTGAAGGTTAATTTTAACTTTCTAAAATAATTAAGGAGGTTAAATCAATGGCGAAATTTAAAGTGCTTAAACAAGTTGATGGTAAGAAAGAGAATAAACGTTTCGAACCAGGCGAAGAAGTTGAACTAACTGTTAAGCGTGTACAAGAAATTGAAACAAACATTGATAAACAAAAGAAATTCAAAGGAACAGGTCCTTATTTCGAGCGTATTGAAGAACCTAGCGAGTAGGTGATGATATATGTTGGATACTGAAAAAGTAATTGAATACATTGAGAAAATACCTTCTAATCCATTGTTAGAAGGTATGGAACCTCAAGAATTAGAACAAAACATTTTTGATTCTTACGAAGATATTCATTCCTTATATCCAAAAGTAATAATCTCAGAACGAATGATTGTTAAACAAATGTTGTACAAACTCGAAGGTGAGTCCAATGGTTACGCTATGTTGAAAAGACAAGGTGTAGAAACACAAAAAATTAATGATGCTAGCGTAACAATGTCTGATAATCTACTTGATCCATATGTGCTTTTCCTAATCAATCAACAATTACAAACTAAATCAGTAGGTCATATTGGGAGATTAATATGATTATATACAGAGATAAAGTTAATGTAATTGTGCCAACGGTTGATTCTAACGGTAATCAGATTAAAGATGACTACGGTAAACCATTAACTGAAAAGGTATTAACTAAAGCGCACGTTAGATATGGTATTCAAAATATCTATAATGCTAACGGTGAAGAATACACATCGGTTACACAAGTTTATATTCCTATATCTGATACTGTTTTAAATATCGATTTAAACGCACGTATTGAGCATATAACACCAAAACATACAAAAGTATTAGGACAAGTTAAAAAGCTTGAATACGGGCAAGATATTACAGGAAAACCACATTTTATTAAGGGTTATATGTAGATGGCAGGACTCAGTTTAAAAATTGAATGGACAGGACTTCGAGAATTACAACAAGAGTTTAAAACGATGAATAAACGTTTCAACCTCATATTGCTTGATGAAATGGATAAAATCGGTTTGACTTGCGAAGAATATGCTAAAGCACTTTCGCCACGTGATAGTGGAGATTTAGAAAATAGTATTCATGCAACACAAGCTACAGTTGAAGGACAGTCATTTGTCGTCTACGTTGGTACAAATATGGAATATGCAACGTATGTTCATGAGTTAAACAACGTTAGACCAGTAGGAGATAAATATGAACGTGGTGTTAAATATCCAAATTATTATATAAGAGGACGAGGAACAGGTACCCGTCAAAAACCTAATGTTAAAGGATATCAACCAGGTCGTAAATTCCTACAACATGCCGTCATTTTAACTGACCAACATTTTGAAACAGCAATGGAAAGAGCATTGACACGTTTATTTGAAGGAGGCAGTTAGATGATACAACGTGCTATTAAAAAGATATTACAGGATAGAATACCTGACTTAGAGTGGACAGTTGATTATCGTACTGCACAATCAGAGTTCGGTGTTGTTTATTACGAAGGTGGTTATCCACCAGATAGAAGTGATATGAAATCACACTTGATGAACTATCAAGTCGAAATAAGGAGTCAAAGCTTTGATAAAGCAGCAAATAGGGCTTTCGATACTTACAAAGCTATTCATGGAATAGAGAATAGGATAATGGAAGTCCCGATATTAGAAGACGGTCGTTTAATCAGAACAGATAAACACTTTATTCAATACATTTATGCAGAATCGCCACCAATTAGAGTGGGTGTAGAGAATGACATTATGATCTACACAATAAATTTTTTAGCACTTATTTTGCCTTATTGCGAATAAGTGCTTTTTTAATACCTAAATTTAAGGAGGAATTATAATGGCAGCAGAAAAAATTAGCTATGAATTTGGTATGGCAGACTATGTTCTTGATGAAGGTCTACCAACTGAGATTAGATTTGACGGGAAAATGTGTGAAGATGGTTCTTTATTACAAGCTGAAGGTGGAGAAGTTCAATTAGAACCAGAACTATCTGATATTACAATGGCTGACTTTGGTGATACTAACTATGACCAAGTTGTTGTTGGTTGGAATGGTACTGTTACTATTGTAGCTGCTAAATCATCATTAGATTTAATTAGTAAAACATTAAGTGGAACTGTTTCATTTGATGAAAATGGTAAAGTCGTATCAGTAACAGATGCACCTATCGGAGCATCACTTAGAGAAGGTGCTAGAACATTAAGAATTCACCCACGACAAATGGGAGACGATACTTCAGAAGATATCTTTATTCATAAAATCGCAAACTCAAGTGGTATGACAAAATCATTTGCAAATGAGCAAGGTAACTACGAGATGGAATTTGCAATGTTCCCTAAAGATTGCGCAGATGCCAATAAACCGAATAACTACTTCTACATCGGACAAGATCCAGATGAACTAGTAGAAGGTGCAGAAGAAGTACCAGCAGGATAAGTAGAGTGAGGGATAACCTCACTCTTTTTTATTTGTTTTTTAATTTATATATCAAAGGAGAAATGACACATGGCACAAGTTAAAATCAAAACATATGAAGGTAACAAGTTAGTAACTGAAAACGTTGAAATCAAAGAAATGAATATTCTTCAAATTAAAAGAGTATCAAGAGAATTAAATAAATTAGTTAAAGATATAAATACAAACGATCACTTAAAAAGTGCAGTAGATACATTCTTCGCTAAACGTAATGAAATCAATGAAGAGAATAGAAGACTTTATGAAGAAGCGCTTGAAAAAGCTAAAAGTGACGATGATAAAGTAAATGTTTTTCAATATGACGGTTCAGAGGCGTTCAAACGAGCAGGCGCTCAATTCTTTAAAGATGTATTAGGTTCTTTTGAAATCGTATTAGAGAACGCACCAGATTCATTACAAAACTTAATTTCACAAGCATCTAACATCAACGCTGATGTAATTGGTCAACAAAACGTTTATACGTTCTTAGACATTATAGACACAGTAATCGAAGTTAATGATATTCCTAAATTAATCGAACGATTAAAAAAGTCAAAAGATTCCTTCTCAATGGTGTTGGCAGTTCTGTTTCCGAAGAAGGAACAAACGAAGGACGAAGTAATGTCAGCAACAATGCCAGCGACATCCAACTAGAAGAAGTCGTTATTTACAAGTTAAGTAAAGAACTCGGAGGGCGTGATGAAGTTCTTAGTACGCCTTTTAGTGAGTTGCTAGCTTATTTAATGACACACTTCGAAAACGAAGAACGCAAAGCAGAGAAAGAACAAGCCGATTACTATATGAATTTCATCGCAATGTTAAATAGTAATCCTCAGTCTAAAGACGATATGAAAAATGTTAAGAAGTTCTTGAAAGATATTCAGCCTAAAAAGAAAGTTGGAAAATCTTCAAGACCTAAAAAGAAATATCAATGGAACGAAAGAGTCCAAAAGAAAATTGAAGCTAGAAAACGTGCTGAACAAAATATGTAAATTAAAAAATAAATAAAAGAAGGGAGGGGTCTTATGGCAACTATTAAGGAGTTGCAAGCCAAATTTACCGCCAATCAAAGTGGTATGGAATCTGCATTTAGTGCTATTGCTAATCGATTAAATGATATTGAAAAAGCATCTGATCGTGCAGCAAGAAACATCGAAAAGAATATGTCTCGTGGCATGAATAGAGTGTTCAAAACGGGCGAAGGTTTTGAAAAGGTTGGTTCAGTATTCACTAATATATCTAAAAAATCAGAAGAAGTGGGTAGTAATCTTACAAACAAAATTACAAAGCCTGCAATGATAGCTGGCGGTGCTTTAGCAAGTATAACTATTGGTAAAGGTTTTGGGCGGTTAGTTGAGATTGATAATGCTAAAGCTAAATTAGATGGTTTAGGTCATAGTAGTGGAAGTGTACAGAAAATAATGGATAACGCTTTAGAATCAGTTAAAGGAACATCTTTCGGCTTAGGTGAAGCTGCCACGACTGCATCTAGTGCAGTTGCAGCTGGAATTAAGCCTGGTAAAGAATTGACGAGATATTTAAGTTTAACAGGAGATGCAGCAGCAATAGCTGGTACTAGTATGGGTGAAATGGGCTCTATTATAAATAAAGTTCAAACCTCAAATAAAGCTTACAATGGAGAACTACAACAATTATCTGAAAGAGGTATACCAATTTACCAATGGATTGCAAAAGAGGCAGGCGTTACTGCTGATGAAGTGTTTAATATGGCAAGTGACGGAGAAATTTCAAGCAAGATGTTCCTAAATGCTATTGAAAATAATATAGGTGGAGCAGCTAAAAAAATGGGTGAAAAATCTTTTACTGCTTCACTTTCGAATATGTGGGCTGCAGTTGGTCGACTTGGTGCTAGTTTCTTAGATGCTGGTGGAAAAGGAGGAGGTTTCTTCAGCAAGATGAAACCTTTAATGAACGATTTAACTAGTGCGATTGATGGAATGGAAGGCACTGCTGCTAAGTGGGGAGAAACACTAGGACAAGTGTTTGATAAAGTTGTTAATGGTGTCAAAGGTATTGTTAATTGGTATAACAGTTTAGATAAAAATACTCAAAAACTGATAGCAAGTATTATGCAATGGAGTACTTTGATACTTGTCGGACTTGGTCCTGTTTTAATGCTATTCAGTAAAATGACAGGAATAATTGGCGCTATATTTGGACCATTTGGTAAGTTTTTAAAATTCTTTGCTAAATTCAGTACTGCAGCTAAAAGTTCAGAAGGTGCAATAATCGGTATTACTAAAGTTTTCCCTAAATTAGGTGCAATACTAGGAACGTTAACTGGACCTGTTGGATGGATCACTTTAGGAGTCATAGCAATAGGTACAGCGTTTGTCGTTGTCTATAAGAAATCAGAAACATTCAGAAACATCGTTAATGCTGCGCTTAATGGCGTTAAACAAACGTTTATTATAGTAGGTAATATCATTAAAGGTTTCTTCCAATTGTTTAAAGGAAATGGTCAAGACGGCGTTATAACACTAAGTAAAATATTACCTCCGAATGTAGTTGTTGGTCTAACTAATTTTGCTACAAAAGTTAAAACAACATTCTATCAAGTTGTTAACGCAATAAGTACTTTCTCTAGATCTATTGGTACACAAATTAGTGCATTTTGGGCTAAAAATGGTACTGAAATAATGGCTGCTTTACGAAATGTAGGTAGTTTTATTTCTACAACATTCAAATTTATTTGGGGTAACGTGATAAAACCAATCATGACTTTAATTTGGAATTTGATGAAAATTTTGTGGCCAGCCATAAGATTACTAATTGTATCCGTTTGGCAGAACATAAAAGGCGTGATACAAGGCGCGACAAATATCATACTAGGTATCATTAAAGTATTTTCTTCATTACTTACTGGTAATTGGAAAGGCGCATGGCAGGGTATCGTTCAAATTCTAAAAGGTGCAGTAGTATTTGCTTGGAATTTAGTTCAATTATGGTTTGTAGGTAAAATACTTAAAGCCGTAAAAGTAGGACTAGGTTTATTGCGTGGTGTAGTAGTTAAAGGTTGGTCGTTCATAAGAAACTTCATAGGTAAAACTGCACAATCAATTTGGAATTCCGTCCGAACTAAATTTACTGGTTTAAATAAATCAGTACGTAGAATTTTCACGAATTTATCCAATTGGTGTAAGAATTTGTGGACATCATTGAAAAATAAAATCACTTCATTAGGTCAGTCTATATGGGACAATGTTCGCAATAAGTTTACTGGATTAAGCAAATCTACGAGAAATATTTTTAGTAGTTTATCTAAATTTTCCCGTGATTTGTGGACGAAATTGAAAAATTTCATTACTGATTTAGCACAAAAAATTTGGACTAACGTACGTAATAAGTTCTCAGGAATGTCTAAAAGTTCTAGAGAAATATTCGTAAGATTATTTGAGAGTGCTAAAAATATCTTTACGAATATCAAAAACAGAGTGACAAGTCTAGTACATGGTGCAAGAGATAATGTAGTAAAAGGTTTTAAAGCCATGTATGACAAAGGTAAATCATGGATTGATAAACTTAAAAACTTCTTGTCTGGATCAGTAAGTGGTTTTAAATCAGTTGCTAGTAAAGTTGGTAAAGGAATTGCTAACGGTGCTATTTCTGGACTTAATAAAATGATTGATGGTGTTAACTGGTTATCTAAAAAGATTATGGATAAAAAGTTAATCAAAGATAAAATAGCTAAATTATCTACTGGTACTGGTGGAAGTAATGGTGTTAAAACAAACTCTAAAGGTCAGTTGCAAGAGGATACATTAGCAATAGTTAACGATAAAGGACCAGGCAATGGAAAAGGTCCAAACGGTCATCAAGAATTAATTAGAGATAAAGACGGCTCATTGTTTGCACCTAAAGGTCGAAATGTAGTACTTCCATTGAGAAAAGGTATGGAAGTAATTAATGGTCGAGATACACAAAACATGTATGGAGGAATACCACGATTTAGTGCAGGTTCAGCAACTAAAAAACAAACTAACAATAAAAAATCAGCGTTTGAACAAGGTTTCGATAATGTAAAAGCAATAACAAAAGCGACAGCAGATGCTACAGTAAAAACTGTTGCTAAAAAAGGTGGAGAAGTTGCAGGTAAAGCAACATCGAAAGCTTTAGAAGTATGGGACTACATTGAAAACCCTGGTAAATTAGTACAAATCGCACTTGATAAATTTGGTGTAGATTTCTCTAGTATTAAAGGTGTATATGGTAGTTTTATCAAGCATGGTTTTGCTGGCCTTAAAAAAGGTTTAGTTAAGAAAGTTATGAGTTGGTTTGATGAAGCTGGTGGATACGGAAATGTTGACGGTTCAAGTATCTTGAAACACGGAATTAGTTTCGGATATAGTCCAAATAAACCATTGCCTGGTTATCCATTATCAATAAATAATGGACGACATTATGGTATTGATACACCACACAGCTATGAAAAGATTCAAGCACCAACTGGTGGTATCGTCAGAGCGCAAAGTGATTTTGGTGGAGGTACAATCGCTCAAATTTTAAGCGGTAAAGTTGCTCAATACTACCTTCACTTAGAAAAAGTATTGAAGACTGGACGAATTAAGCAAGGTGAGACTTTCGCTAAAACAGGTAATAGTGGTCACTATACAACCGGCGCCCACTTACACACGCAAATAGAAGACCCAGCAGCAAATGCTTTAACAAATAGGAATACTAAAGATCCTGTTAAATTCTTAAACAGCAAAGGTGGTAAGTCTGGTGGAGGTGGTTGGTTAAATACTATCAGAACTGCTTTAAAGATAGCCAAACTGCCTGTTACTCAGAAATACATTAATGCTTGGATGAAACAGATTGATACAGAATCAAGTGGTAATGCTAGAGCAATGGGTGGTAACGACGGACTAGCTGACGGAAACGCAATGGGTCTTGTCCAAGTTAAACCTGGTACTTTCAAAGCCAATCAAGGAAAAGGCATGGGTGACATTTGGAATCCATTACACAACTTGGTTGCTGGTATGAACTACGCAAGTAAAACATATGGTAACAGTCTGCTAGGTGTTATCGGTCAAGGTCATGGTTACGCAAATGGTGGTATTATCAATTCGCCAGAAATAGCATGGCTTGCTGAAGGTGGCTTTAGTGAATCTGTAATTAGTCATGACCCTTCAATGAAAGCAAGAAGTAAAGTTATTTGGGATAGAACAGGTGAAATGCTTGGATTCTCTGAAGATGCTGAATTACTTCGTGGAATTATTTCAGCAATCAATGAAGGTAATAGTCTACAACAAATCAATAATAAGGATACTAATAAGATTGCTAATAAAGAATTAAATGTTTATTTAAACGAAAGAGAAATAACAAAGTCGGTAAATAGAACTCAAGCATTAAATTCTACTACTACTTTGATGAGAAGGTGATAAAGTGAGTTGTAAACTGCCGAATAAATTTAAATTTTTAGACAAAAATTTTAAGGAGCTGCAATTTCCTGATGGTATAAGAGCATCAGGAATAATAGTTCATAGTATAGAAAAGGAAAGGCACTCAGAAAAAGTTGAAGGCATTCCTGGAAACATAAATTATGGATCAGATTTTAATTCTAGAAAAATAGATTTACATTTCACATTAAGTACCAAGTATGAATTTGATTTTTCATTAATGAGGAATGATTTATATGAAATGTTTTCTCATAACGACATCATATACTTAGTAGAAAACACATTGCCTTCAAGATTTATTGGTATTACTATAGATGAATCAGTTTCTCCAGAAAATGTAGCGTTGCATTTTTATTCCAAATTAGAAATTAATGTTGAGTCAAGTGGCTTACCATTTTGGAGAACTAAATATACAACACAAGAACTAAATGATGAAGGTTATACTGCAATTATTGAGAAGTACGGGACTGCTGACGGTATACACATTGACTATACGAAGTACACTCACACAACGAACGAGTTCACAATATTCAATAGTGGTAATGTTACGATTGATCCGAGAAATATGGGACTATACATTCAAGCAAGATACGTTAATTCAACAGGTAACTTCACTATAGAAAATGTAACAACGGGAGAAAAGTTTATTTATAAATCATCATTGGATAATTACCATTTAATATTAGATGGTACAAAAGTAAAAATGGGTCTGTATAACAGGTTGCGTGATAGCAATAGGAATTTCATATCATTAGTACCAGGTGAAAACAAAATAAAAATAAGTAATGGGACTTTCGAGAGTATAACTTTTGATAGTCCTTTTTATTATAAATAGGAGAGTGACAAAATGACTAGAAAGACTATTGAAGCTTTGTTTGATAGGGAAAACTTAAAAAGCATCAATGATAATTTCGAAGAATTGTATAGTGAAATAGTTGAACCGATAGAGAAAATAGCATTGAGATTATGGGAAGAAATAAAAGAAAATAACCAAATATCTATAAAAGATAGTGTACAGAATTTCAGTGATTTACCAAGTAATGATGATAAACATACCTTGAGGGTCGTTTTGTCAGAGCAAAAAGTTTACCAATTTAACGGTGAAGAATGGAAAGTATTTAGTGAAATAGAAATTGATCCATATAAGTCTATTAAAAAAGAATTAGAAGATTTGGTTGTAGAAGTTCAAAACGTAGCACGAGCAAATTTTAATTTAGATTCAAATAGTTCAATACCACCGAAAATAACATCATCTGGTAATAATTTTAAATTGGTGGATAAAGTTAGTGCTGATGAAATGTATGTGTATCAAGTTGCTGGTAATAATTATTTAAGGTACTTCTTTAAAAAGAATAATGGGGGATCTGGTTACGGAGAAACATATGAATTGTTAAGATCACAAAAAGTTGAACCAATTAGCAACATCTTTGTTTATAAAGAAGTAAAAAAACCGACAACAGGAACGGTAACGAGTTTATGGAATTATACTGGGACTAATTCAGTTGAAAGACGAGTAATGCCATATAAAATTTATGACCAAGCAAAAAGATATTCAAATAATGGCAATACACCAATTCAGTCATACCAAATCAACGCTGGACAATCTGTGAGTTATACTATGCAAGCTACACCGTCTAAAAAAATGAATGTTGCTTTTTATGCACGAGGTGGGTTTACAAGTAGTGAAGATTTCGCAATAAAAATTGACGGAGAAGTTCTCCAAGAATTAAACATCAAAAATGCACCAATGCAATATACAAGAATTTTCGAATTTATAACACCTCCTACTGATGTGACTTATACACTTACCATCGAAAATAAAAGTGCTAATGGTCTTTATCTTACAGCAATAAATCTTTTTACACTTGATGAATATAAAGAGCAAGAGGTAGATTCTTATGTGGCATATGGTCAATTAGGTAAAACACCATTCATCGACAATCAAGGTGCTAACGATTACGCTTTAAAAAATTTAGAAAATAATCAATTGTTTGGCTCTTATCATGGTGGGGAAACGGTTGAAAGTTGCAAAATGGAATATGTTGATAATGCTGATTTAATAAAAGGTGTATCTTTGAAAAATTTTAGTGATATTCCTGTTAATAAATTTTATTTAAGTAAGAATTTATCAATTAGACAAGAAAGCACACTTATCCAAAGAGCCAACACTTATTCGGTTGCTGATTTCAACACCAACGGTACTTTGAATTTTAATTTCAGTTATAACATTTTAGAAGGTGCGACACCAATTCCTATAAAAGATTTATGGATAGGTTTGACATGTACACATTCCTCATTTAGTAAAGTTAAAATACCAAAAAGAATAGATTTTGGGAATACCTATACTGGTGAAACTATATTTTTCCCGTCAACTATCGGTTTGTGTGTCCAAACTACATCTGATGAAACACAAGAAATTCACATTAGGCATAGCAGGTTTAAAAATTCTTTTGTAGCCACTGAACACCCGCAATCAGTAACGGATTTGGAAATATACAGAAAATACTATTATGCACCAATTAGGAGTAATACCAATACTTTAGTTGCACCAGTTACATTTCAATTCACTAAAGCATTAGATTTTTATACAATATAAAATAATTTATTTCTTCCTTTATTAAATTGAGTGATGTATATTTGAATTATATATTTATTTTTTGGAGGTAAAAATGAAAAAATACGATCACTTACTTTACAAAAGAGGGTTTTTATTAACTGATTTAAAAACTTTAAGTATCAATAATTCAGTAACATTAGAAATAATGAAAAATTGGAATAAGGTTTATATTGATAAATATCAGATTTTAATGGAACCTTCACTTAAATACGGAGTGTGTAGACGGAAGAGAGAAACAGTGGTTGTCTTAGGGTTGGTACTGAATCCTTATAATAATGAGATAGATATTCAAAAAATCGCAGAATCACTTTGTTTAAAATTAAAAGAAAGTAAAAATCTATTTTTAGATGAATTAGACGAATTATCTGGAAGGTTTACAATTATTACTTTTAAAGATGGGAATACAGAAGTATATGGTGATGCTTGTGGCACTAGAACTATTTATTACGATACTAAATCAAATAATACATTAATTTCATCACATTCATTTTTAATTTCTGAAATTATGCAGTATCAAACATCTGAAGTTGCAAAAGGTGTATTAGCAAATAAAACTTTTAGAGGAAGAAAGTATTTACCTGGATTACTATCTCCTTTTGATGAGATAAAGCCATTAACTCCTAATACATCTTATAATATCGAAAAGAGACAAGTTTCTAGATTCTTCCCTAGAGAGATGAACGATAAAATTAATTTTGATGAATCAATTGAAATAATAACTAATGTTTTGAAAAATCAAAGTACCTTATTGAATAAGATTAGCAAAACATTAGTTTCCTTAACAGCTGGATTAGATAGTAGAGTGACTCTCGCAATACAAAGCAGTCAAAATACAGAGAGTAAATATTTTACTCATTATAATTCTGATAATATTGAACCTTATTTAGAAGATATGATTATAGCAGAAAAGCTAGCGCGCTCACTTAAATTAGATTTCAGCCAGTATGGTTATAGCACAAAAGAGGAACAAGAGGACTTACAAGAATTTAGATATGTTTGGCAGAGGAATATAGGAATGTATAGAGGTTCGTTAAAACAATTTAAGATGTATACTGATAATTTAGACGACAATAGAATTCATATTAGATCGAATGTTGCTGAAATAGCTAGAGTTTATTATAAAGATAGAGAAAAAGACCCTACTAGCGATCACTTAGCTTCATTATTTTCTAAATCAGAATACGGTAAAAATGAATTTGTCATCAAACAATTTGATGATTTTATTGATACAACCTCATTTTTTAATGAAAATTTTTATAACTATAACTACGCCGACTTATTTTATTGGGAACATAGAATGGGGTTATGGCATAGTTGGTTAGTATTAGAAAGTGATACAGCATTTGAAACCTTTGTGCCATTTAATAATAGGAAATTGTTAAAAACTATGTTATCTGTACCTGAGGAATATAGAGGCAATGATGAGCTGATGATAGCTGTATTGAAAAAAACAAACTCTAAATTATTAGACTATCCTGTTAATAAAAAAATAATTAAATAAACGATAAAAGTCACCTTTTAGGTGGCTTTTTATTTTTTAAAAGAAAGGAGAAGTAATAATGTTCATTCGTGATTTACAAAATAATGAATACTTTCTTGAGGGTGTTGTATCACACGATCAAGAGTTAAACGGTGATGAACGTATCGATATAGATATTCACTATACAGACAATAACGCAGAGTTCTTATCCAAACAAGATGACTTGAAAATGTGGACTATCATATTTGAGAACAAAGAATATAAAATCATATCATCTAAAATGACAGGTAAAGGCAATAAATACACAGTTAGCGTAACAGCTATTTTGTATGTATTAGATTGGTTAAATAGTAACCGAATATATCAACGTATAGATGCTAGTTTGACCACGTCCGAAGCGTTTAACCTAGTGTTCGATAACTCACCATTCACATATATTACTGTCAATTCTGCACCGTCAGAAAGTTTTGAGGGATTAGGAGACGGAGAAACACGACTAGAAGTATTTAAGACACTAATTGATCGGTATGGTTATGAAATGAATATTGTTGGTAATGTCGTCTATCTACAATCACAAGTAGGTAATGATACAAACTTCGAATATCGATATAAAGTTAATGCAAGCAACATTACGAAAGAAACGAACGCTGCTGATTTATGGACATATATTAAAGGTTATGCAGATTATGCCGATGATGAAGAAGAAACGGAAAGCAAAGCTAAAATTATACGTGAGTATGTATCTCCTTTGGAATCTGTAATCGGTGGACGTAGACATGCACCACCCGTTAAAGATGGTCGTATTAAGTATGCTAGTGTGTTAGATAAGAAAATGAAGGAAGTTGTAGACAACAGTGTTCAAATTTCATTCAGTGCAGATATAAACGATATGTCGCAACATGGCTATGATTATCAACATGCAGTTGTAGGTGATAGGGTATTCTTAGTTGATGAACGTATAGGCTTAAACACTGAAATTAGAGTGGTACAAATTTCTCGTACAATTAACGCTAATGGCGAATTAAGAAGTATGGAAATAACATTTGGCACACAACCTATTTCAGACACATATAGCGCTAATTTTAATAATGCTGTAAGTAGCATAAATGACTTATTAAATGGACGAAAAGTATTACCATTCGCAGCACTTGATATAGTGAGTAAATCAATGGTTAGTAAAATTCAAGCGACCACATCCGAAATTGTATATGACAGCAACGGTCAACATTTCATAGATAAGAAAAATAATAACAACATTATGACTATGAATAGTAGTGGGTTGTTACTATCTACAGACGGTGGACGTACTGCTAAGACAGCGATTACTGCTGAGGGTATAGTCGCCGATACGATAACAACAGGGAGTTTATTGACTTCATTAGTCAACATTGTAGGTAATAAGGGTTTAATGACTATGAATGGCGATGAGTTTAAAGCGTTTAACAATACTAATGAATCTCAAACTATAATAAAACCTAGTGGTTTATATGTTACGCGTCCAGATGGTGCTCAATGGATTGCGAACGGTGTTCCTAAAATGGCTTTAGATATTCAACGAAATCAATTTATGCAATATCCTGTTGAGTTTGGAGGACAAAATTACTTGATGAATACAAAATTAGCCGGAACAGAATTTAAGACTTTCGAAAACTTTTTCGGAACTCATCAAGGAAGGTACTTAAGAGTTACATTTGGTATAAGTTTAAATGAAAAAAGCGCATCTAACAGTGCTTTTGTAGAATGTAGACTGCAAGAATTTGGTTCAAATGAAACCAACAAACAAGCTACATCTAGGGTAACTGCCTATAAACCTGGTATAGGAGATACTGTTTCAACATCATTACAAATTGATTTAGGTGTTCCCACTTACCAAGATATTCAATACTATATTCAATTTAGAGCTTTAGATGATAATTACGAAAATTGGCCTCAGATAAGAGTTAATAGAGTATATATATATGGATAGGAGTGATTTATTTGTTAACATGGTTATTATTTTTAAAATTAATAGATGGAGAATATGTAATAGTTCAATCGGGTTCAAACATTGTACCAACAGAGGAATATGATAAAGTTCTACCGACAACTGAAAGAATTGCTAGGCAATCAGATAAAGTATTTTTTGACGGTGAGAAATTGAATGTTAAAGAAGGAAAAATATTATTAACAATAGATGAATTAAATAACTTAAATAATACAGAAGAAATGAATGTAAGTAATGAAAACACAAAAATATATGATATTTAGTAAAATACAAGGCACTGATTAATTTCAGTGTCTTTTTTATATAAATAAATTACAGAGAGTGGGTGTCGTATGAATGAAAAGGAAGGACTCAAAATAGAAGGTGTAATCGCTAGTTTATGCTTATTTGGTTATGGTCTATTAACGAGTGAACGTGGTACATTTTGGGGCGTAGAAAGCGATAAAGTTATTAAAGATTCTGACTTATATTTAGTTTTAAATCAACTCATGCCACTGAGTATTTGGGGCATATTCTTCTTTCTAGGTGGCTTGTGTTTGATTTTAGGTAGTGTATTTCTACCGAGTATTAACCATTCTAAAAAAGCTGCAATGTTTATTATGATTGGTGGTTTAATTTCATCTGTTTTTTACTTTATCATGGCAACGGTAGGCGTTTATAATGCGTTGAATTGGCTATCTTGGGTGCAATATCTGACCTTTTGGGCTATTTCATCAAGCCTTGCATTTATAGGAGGTAGTTATTTATGGCAGAAGAAGTAGATAAATACGTCTTACGTCATGAGTGGGAACATTCAAGAGGTAAAATACACCAACGCATAAATGAAGTAGATCAAAAACATGATGATAAATACCACAGTTTAGAAATCGCAATTGTGGCGATGACAGAAGTAAACAAGCAAATGGTCGAAGGTAACAAAGATATTAAAACGGAACTTGTTAAGCTAAATAGCACAATGTCTATACAGAATGACGAGATAAAAGATATCAAGTATAAAACTGAAAAGAATACTGAAGGTATCGAAGAAAACAAAGAAGAACTGAAAATATATAAAGAAGAAGTTAAGAAAAGGCAAAAGGACAATGTTACGCTTTTTAAATGGTTCATAGGACTATTAATGGGTGGTGGTGGTTTAGTACCATTCATCGGATTGTTCTTTAAATAATAAGGAGGAAGTTAAATGAAAATCAATTGGAAAGTACGTATTAAACAAAAATCATTTTGGGTAGCCATTATATCGGCTATCCTTTTGTTTGCTCAACAAGTGTCGGGCGCGTTTGATTATGACATCACAGTATACACTGACCAAATAACAAACATCGTAAACAGTGTGTTAGGTGTGTTGGTGCTACTAGGTGTGGTGCAAGATCCAACTACAAAAGGGATAAATGACTCAACAAAAGCTCAACAATATAACGAACCAAAATAAGTCGGCTAATCAGTCGGCTTTTTTAAATACAATAAAAGGAGTGTTATTAATAATGAAAAAACGTGACGGTGTTAAATGGGCAGTTAGCAATATAGGTAATAGGCTTACAGATGGTCAACCATATGGCGCACAATGCGCAACTTTTATAATCGAGTTTACTAAAAAATATTGGGACGTACACCCTAAAGGAAACGCAAAAGACTTCATTAATTTTAAATGGCCGAAAGGTTTCCAAGTTATTAAAGGTAAAAATCAAATACCTCAACCTGGAGATATATTCGTGCTTGGTGGTGAGTATGGTCATACAGGTATTGTTACAGAGGCAAATGGTAAATACTTTAATAGCATTGACCAGAACTGGTATAACGAAAGCTTAACAAAAGGTAGTCCCGCAGCGTTTGTAGAAGACCATGAATATACCAATTTTTTAGGTGTTATCAGACCACCTTATGAAGATGCAGAAAAAGGTGCAGTCAAGAAATCGACTAAAATTGAAACGATTAATAAAACTATTAACTACAAAATGGCTAATCGATCAGGGAATTTAAAGGGTGTTGTTATTCATAATACAGCAGGTAGCGCTACTGCTAAACAAGATTATAATAATCTACAAAGTACTTCTATTGCTCGATATGAAGCTGGTATTGCTCATTATTACATTGACAGAAATACAGTGTGGCGCGCGATAGATACATTCAGTGTAGCGTGGCATACAGCTAATCAAGATGGAAATAATAGTTATATTGGTTATGAAGTGAATGAGTCATTAAATGCTAGTGACAAGAATTTCTTAGCAAACGAACAAGCAACATTTAAAAAAGCAGCTGCAGATTTACTATATTATGGTTTACCTGTTAATCGTTCTACAGTTAGATTACATTGTGAATTTGTACCAACTGCTTGTCCACATAGAAGTATGACTATCCATACAGGTTGGAATCCAGTTACAAAAGGTGCTGCTCCATCTAACATAGTTAATCAGTTAAAAGATTATTTCATTAAAGAAATTACAAAGTATTACAACGATCCGTCATTACCTGCAGGTAGTCCATCAACTGATGCAGTTGTGAAAGTTACAAAACCATCAACTGTTAAACCAAATCAAGCTAAAACAAATACAGTTGTTTCTAAAAATGTAGGAAATGGTTGGAAGAAAAATAAATACGGTATCTTGTGGAAGAAAGAAAAAGGTACATTCACTTGTAAAGCTAAAGATGGAATTGTTACAAGATGTAAAGGACCAAGTATTCATAATCCTATTGCTGGTGGATTAGAATATAATCAATCTGTTAACTACAATGAAATACAAGACTATGAAGGTTATATCTGGATAAGTTGGGAAGTATACAGTGGTGAAACTGTTTATATGCCAATTGGTAAGTCAAATGGTAAAGGACAACGAGTAGGTAATGCTTGGGGTACTTTTAAGTAGTAAATATGCTATAATATAATAAGCTATTACTTGGTTACGACTGAACCGTCGTACATTTTTAAACCCTATCTAGCGGAATGATATGCTCCCTGTTAAGTAAACACTTAAATAGTGAAAACTTAGCAGGGAGTTTTATTATGACTAGAAATATTAAAATAGATATCAATACTTTATTAAAAGCTTTTGATTTATATGAACAAGGCTATAGCTTCTTAAACGTTATAAAAATGTTGTCATTGAATACAAATTGTAGATTATTAAGTGAAAAATACCAGAGGTA